TCATTTACTGATTTTTCAATTGACATTAAAGCGTTAACTCCTAACGCTCCAACAAATCCAAGTATTCCTAAAAGAATTGTAATAATTTGAGTCCCCTCCATTTTAATTTGTTTTTACTAATGAAATTGATGTTTGAATTTTGTCGCCTTGAAACTGTCCGTTAACTACTAATTGACGTGAATGTTTTTTTAACACTTCGTTAATTTCGTTTGAACAAAGTTCGTCAACTCTTTTTGTTTCTGCTTCAATCAATGCTTGAGCCTTTTCTATTTCTGTCTTTTCCATTTTTATTTATTATAATTGATATTGATACTATTGATGCACACCCGCCACCCCACGAAGTTGTAAACATATCATGAAGCTCATATGTGCCTTTATTTAAACGTTTATCGTAAATACACTCCTTAGCTATTCCCGCCAACGTACCAACGCTAAAACCTATTAAAGAACTAATTACGGGACGTTTAATGTAATGATTAGTTATCAAAGCAGTTGACGCTCCAATAGTAAACCCCGCGTAAAAGTGTTTAGTTTGGTCGTCAATTTGCCCGTAGCTATTTAAAGCTATTAATATAGGTAGTATGTATTTAATCACTTTCAAATGTAATAAAAATTATTTAAATTAAGCTGCTAAAAGTTTATAAGTTACTCCGTTAATTACTATTGTTACTGAACGTGTTTGTACTAATGTTTCAGTTGTTACTGTTTGTGTAAGATATAATTGACCGTTAAAACGTGCTGCAAAGTTATTGGTAATAGTACAATTAGTTCCCGCTGTTGCTGGATTAAATACATTACCATAAGCGTTGGTAATAGTTGAAGCACCTACAAATGAATAAGTAGTTGCACCCCAAACAATTTCAGATTGAGTAGTAATGTTACCTGTTGGCCATTGAGTAGAACCACCTAAATAATTCCACACTAATAAAGGAGTAGATGCTGTAGCACCCGTTACTGCATTTTTAGTAATATTAAATGGAACGTAACCAAATGGATTAGAAAGCATATTCCAAGTAGTACGCATTCCAAATTCATAAGTCATAAATACATTTGCTGCTCTTGCAAACTCCATACTTGAAGGGCAATTAAATTGTGTATTAGATGAACTTCCTCTCAATGTATAATTAGCTCCACTTGGAGTTGCAGTATTATTCATATATAAAGCACTAAAAGAAGTACTACCTACTAATGAACCCATACTAATAAAAGCTGTATCTTGTCCTATCGTAAATATTCTTTGAGCTGAAGGAGTTGCATAGTTACCAACGCTAACTCTATCAGTTGAGCCAAATCTTAATAAACCACTAACTCCATTAATAGTTGGAGTTGTTAAAGTTCGTGTTCCTAAGTCAACATTAGCCGTTGCACCTGTATAAGGTACATAACTTGTTAAAGCACTTGAAGTTATATAACCGTCTGGATTAGTAGCATTGTAAGGAGTGAAACCTAAAGCCGTTGTAACATCTCCGCTTGTTATTCCTGTGATGTAACCACTCGGATTTGTACTGTTATAAGGCGTAAAGCCTAATGCAGTCGTTACCATTCCGCTGGTTATTCCGCTGATATAAGCTGATGGATTAGTTGAATTATAAGGCGTAAATCCTAATGCAGAAACAACACTTTTGTTTTTCCATAAACTTGTTGAACTTTCAAAAGTTAATATTTCATTGTTACTTGGTAAGGTTGTTTTTAAATCTACGTCATGAATTTCATTTAATTCAAAACCATTTTGAACCTTAACAAATATTTCTCCAACCGTTGCACTTACTCTTGTAACAATACCAATAAATACTAAGTGAGCTGGTGCATATGGCTTACTTGCTAATCCGTAAATTAAAGCACCGTCAACACCTAACCAAACTGGATCGCCTATTGTAGCCGTTGAAGTATTTAAGTTATCTAATAAACCCTCTGTTATTACAAAACCATTATTATTAGTTGATAAATTTTGAGCTATTAAACCCATTGTTTTTGAGCTTGTAGCTTCAGTTGTATTTGATGCCTTGCTAACAATTATATTAGTTCCATTTGCACCGCTTACATAAACGGCTTGACCTTTAACAAGTGTTTCGCCAGCTCTTACTGTATGCTTTAATACGCTTGTATAGTTAGCGTAGTTTTCAATCCATTCTAAGTTATAATCAGTATCGTCAACTTTTGCAAGTATTTGTCCAGTCGTGCCACCAACGGGAACTACTTGAGTACTTAAATAAGTAGTTGAATCTACACTTCCATTAGCTTTTAAAAATTGTGATGCCGTCCCGCCACTTTTTACAAATCCATTAGCAGTTATTGAATTAGTAGTTGTACTACCTAAGTCGGTTACATTTTGTAACGTTTGCGTTTCTGAACTAACACCTAAAAAAGATAAAGCACTTAATGTAGATGTGCCATTACCTATTTTATAAGTCCCTGTTTGTTCTAAATAAACAATCTGTCCTTCCTTTAATACCAATGTAGGATTAGCATTGAACCACGCTAAATTCTTATATCCTAATTCTAAACTACCGTTAACTATTGCCATTATATTATATCGTCTGTTATTGTTGTTACGTTGCTTGTTATTGTATCTTTTATTCCAGATAATACAGTTACCATGTATTCTCCACTTGTATTAAATGTTTGTATTACATTACCGTCTTGGTCTTTAATTTCAACTACAAATGAACCGCATGAAGTTGTTGAACCGCCAATATAAATGTAATTGTCATCAAAAATATTACCGTTATTAATTGGTAAATTACATGAGTAGTTACCTATATGAGACTTAATTGATAATTCAAAAAACCATCCCGTAACCATATCGTCCCTGTCTTCTGTATAATCAGTTAACGTAGAATCTTTGGTTACTCTAAAATTTGGTACTTCGCCTAAGTCTTCAATCTGTTCTAAGTAATTAATTAAATCAAAAGCTATTAATTCACAATCTGATAAAACATGCGTTTCATTACTCTCATCTAAATTAACTTTATCCGAAATATCAATAACAAATTTACGCTCAATAACACCGTTAGTATTAATTGTATTTGTTAGAGAACACCATAAAAGTGGATATTGAATTTCGCTTGATGCACCAACCTCCCACTTATCGCCAAAATAGAAACTATTTAGGCTTTTGTGTTTCAAAGAAAAGTTTTTTAAAATCTCTATCGTTTGGTTTAATGTTAGCATATTCTTTTTTAATTTCTTTTAACTTTTCAATTATTTTATTCTCGTTTTTCTTACTCATAGTTATAAATATCCAAAGTCTATTAATTGATCGTTATCACTGATTTGCGATTTGCGAATCACGAAGTCATCGTTTAAAAATATTCCTGTACTTAAGTTAGTTCTACTTCTATACATACCCTCTGAATTATAAGTATTGTATAATGGAAATAAACTTTCATTTTTAATTAAGTATTTAGTTAGTAATTCAGCATACTCTTCAGCAACCGCACGCCAATCGTCCTTAAGTGTTTTCATTTCACTTTCTGAAATAGGTTGTGAGTTTTCGCTACTTTTAACAACCACACCTTTATTTGAATAACGATACTTTAAAATAGTAGTGGCTTCCATTACAATATACCAATGTAACATCTTTTGAATGTACTTAGTTATTAAATTAGTTTCGTTACTATTTAAAGTGCCAGCATTAATTTTAGATTGCAAGTCGTCAAACAATGGAGTGCCTAATACTTGTTGAAGTTTCAAATCCTGTAACATGATAATAGATGGTTGCAAAAGCTCCCAGTCTGTATTATCATTAATTAATGATTTGTCTTTAAGGTATTGTTGTGATATAAATAAAGCGTCCATTATTTTTTAGTTTTTACTTTTATTGTTTGTGCTTTCCAAATGTGTCGACACCAAGGCGTTGTTTCATTAGTGTTTGGATTAGTATAATAACCACCTCTAAAGTCCCAAGCATTCATTCCAAACTCATTACTCATGCTATCAATGTCTTCAAATTCCCAAAACTTACTTTGACTTTCAGATAATAATTCTTTGCAATATTGTCTTGACTCACCTAATAAAGCGGGTGCATCTGGCTTAGTTTTGTATTTATAAATTGTTTTAATTTCAGTAACATATTCGTCAATCGGATTAGTTACCTTTTCAATTCCCTTAGTAGTAGCTTCATATCCATTTGCATTCGTTTCAATCAATCCCTTTTCATTTAACCTTGCTAAACTTTCAGTTACATCCACTTTTAGTAAAGCGTTTAATTGCTCAACTGTTAGTGTAGGATTGCCTTGTATTGCATTTAAAACGGCGTCGTCTAATTCTGTTATACTAATAGTTAAAGCATCGGCAAAATACATCTTATGAGCTTTTAACTCTAACTTCAAAGCATCCTGTGAATTATGAATGTGTGCATCATGTTCAAATAATAACTCAAAGTCTACATAATCCGATTTTGCTAAACTTTTAAACTTAGCTAAAATAGTATTTGTTTGTTCAGCCATTTTAACTTGACTTTCAACAACCGCATCATTCTCATTTAAGAATGTTAAAGCGTCTGCTTCTGTTAAACCAAAAGCACTAACCATTAACGCTAAGGCACTTTCTTTACTAATTTTGCCAGCGTCAAATTTAGATACTATTCTCATTAAGCCTTGAAACTGTCTGCCTGTTAAATTAGTTAAAGTTGAATTAACCGCACCCTCTTTTATTTCAATTCCGTTAGCATCTAATTTAGTAGCTACTAATGGCTCATATCCTTTTAACTTTCTACGCTCATCTTGTGTTAAGTCAGCATCATTAGTTAGATCGTAACCGATTGCATCTAATTGTTCAATTTCAAAATCAATCCATATTCCAGTTACTGAATAACAAATGTTTTCAATGAATGTAACAAATGTTTCTTGGCGTGGCTTAGTGTATGTATTTAAAAATAATTCGTGTGATTCTTTAATTGAAACACGATTACCTAATGCAGAACCCTCTTGTTTAATACCAAATAATTCGGGGTTAGTTATATTGTGTCCTGTTACTATTTTTTGTTGGTAACGCTTAGATATAAACTCAAATTTCTTATCTAAGTCGTCAACATTTAACGCTTGTATTTGTGCAGCTTGCCCGCCTTTATCCGCAAAGTTAATTACTACTTCGCCAGCATTGTCGGGTGAACATAAACCCTGTTCAAACCTATCTTTAATTTGTCGCTTAACTTCTGGTGATTGCTCTCCATTAAAGAAAGTAACCATCGTTCCCGCTGAGAATCCTTTTTTAACATAGCTATCGTTAAAGGTAGTAATATCAATATCACTTTTAATTTCGCTTAAGCAACCGTTATAAGGTACTTTTGCATAAATAGAATCCCACTTACTTTTAGATGGTTGGTAATATTTAAACGTTGTAAAGAATGTTCCAACCTCACCCTTATTATATAAATCAAATACTTTAAAATCGGATGGTTTTTTAATCCAATCTTCATTAAAATATAATTTAGTTTTACATTCTGACAATCGACACTTAGCATATTGCAATTGAAAAAACTCTTTTGGATTGCCACTCATATCAGTTATGATTTGCAAGTAAAAGCTATTAAATAATTCACAATCTAATGCTAATTTTTTTCCTAAATCATTCCATGTTTCATAACGATTAGCATTATCTAAAAATTGATTTGCTACTAATTCTTGTTCAGGATTAACCGCCTTTAAACCTTTACCAAATAAATAACGTGCCTTTGCGTTTACAATTGCACCATGTTCAGCATGCTCTTCAAAGTAACGAATTAACTCATTCGGGAAATCATTTTTTTTACCGTACTTAATATAATCATAAGACCAATCCTTTTTAATTTCGGGACGTTTCTCTTCAGCAAATGTTACAAATGCCAAATTGTTACTAACTACTTCTATACTATTCTTAGCCATTAAATTCTTTATATGTTGTTTGTTCGCCTGTAAATTCATTTAAATCTGTTTCAATTCCTTTAACCTCAACACGTCCATTCTCAACTAATCCACTTGCATTTGCTACAACTAAGTTAGTAGTGCTTGCTTGTTGGTAAATGTTATATTTCCAATCACCAATAGTTAAACTAACACGTCCTGTTAATGGCACTTCAGTTGATGTTTCAATTATATTAAATACGTTAAAACGTTCCTTATTATTAGAGTAGTCCGCACTAATAAATACTTTAGTTTGTTTTGTTGAATCATTTGTAAACTCAAATAAATAAGTAGGACTTGTTATTGAAGTCTTTTCACTTAGCGTTAAAACTACTTCATTACTACTATTTTTGTTTATTAAAATCATTATATTAAAGTAATATAAAAGTAAAAAAGGGACTTGAATATAAATAAAAAAGTAGCCTTACGGGGCTACTCTTTAAACAAATAATCTATTAAAAAGATTAAGATAATAATGCAGTTATGATAGTTGGATCAACTGAAGCAACGCGAGTAAATGCACGTCCTTTAAAAGATAATTTATTACCTCTGAAGTCTCCAATTGCAGTTCCTGATTCTAATCCGTCAGTTGCTAAATCCATTCCGAAGTCTTCGCCTAAATACCAATAAGTACCGTCGTTATCTTCTGCAATCATTACAACTGTGTTAGCCATTAATAAACCTAATTCAGTTTGTGAAAGTTGATCTAATCCTAACATTTCAATAGTAGCTTCAACGTCATAAGCAACTGTGCCTACTTTCGCATCACCAGTACCTGTTTGTTTCCACATTGCAACTTCTGCTTTTTGCTTGTATTTCCAAAACTTTTTACCAGATGCCTTAGTGATAGCAGTAATAACGCCAGCCGTCTTAGTGATAGCAGTTACCGATTCATATTCAGCAATTAAAAAAGATTTTGTACCAGCACTTGTTTTACACGTTTTAGGAGTGTGTCCCTGTGTTAATGAACATGCCATGTTTTTATTTATTTTAAATGTTTATATTAAGGCGGGCTAAATTAATAACCCGCCTATTTTATTAATACTATGCTCCGCAGTATAAAACGTTGAACGCTTGGTTAGCTACATAAGGAGCTATTGTACCAACGTGTTTGATAAACATTAAATCTTGGTTTAATCCAACTTTGTTAATTTCAACTTTGTTGATGTCAGAAGTTAAATCAGTTACCCAAAATAAATGTTCTTTTGGTGCTGCAATCATTGTGTTAGCTGGTAATGGAACGAAAACAATTTTTACATCGTTATAGAAGTATTCACCGTTAGTTACAACAAAAGCAGATTTAAAGTTAGTAACGATATTATTGTTACTGTTAATGAATTGCTTGTTAACGTGTGGCATGTAAATTACAGGCTGAGTTGCAGAAGCTAATACAGCAGCGGGTATTGCTGTATAGGTTTTTTCTGTTTCAGTCTGGATATTGGATGCAGTTACAACAACTCCGTCAACTTTGATACGAGTACCAACGCCAGCAGTTAATGAAGAGTTCCAAGCATTGTACATCATTGATGCAACAACACCGTTAAATTGACCAGCAGTTAAAGCAGCAGCAACTGTTTTTTCGTCAGCACCGATTGAAGTGTTAGCAGTTCCAGCAGTTAAACCAGCGATTGTAGTTTGTTGAGCTGAAGTGATACCAGACCAATATTGAAATTCAGCATCGTAAGAAATTTTATCAGCATACATTCCACCGATAACAACTCTTTCAAATTCAGAACTTAATACTTCCCAAGCTCCTGGCTTCATATCACGCTTGTAACGAGATGGACGCAAAGTGTTAGGATCAAATGTTTGGTAGTACATGTATTTAGTTGGCGTAATAGATACGTCAAAGTTTGTTAAAGTTCCACTTGAAGTTGGAGCTCCAGAAGTATACGCTTGCATTGCTACTGAAGTTGAACCTTCTGTAAAAATTACTTCGTTTTTAACTTCTTCTTCAAAGGTTACATAACCTTCAGAAATTGTTTTGTTTTGGAAAAGGATTTCAGCGATTACGTTCTCTGATGCTTTACCTCTGATGTCGATAATGTTATAAGCTATTGCCATGTTTTTATTTTGTTTTTTTAGTTGTTTTTATATTTGTTGTTTCTTGTTTAAAATTTTCAAAGTCAGACTCTTTAACTGTGCCTTTTGCTAATAGATGTAAGGCAATTTCGTCCGTTAAATTATCATTAGTTATTTTGGAGTTTGACGAATACACTACTTCAAAACCTTCTTTAAATTTATAAGTTCCCATTTTTATTTACTTGCTTTGTATTTTTGAAATGCAGTCATGTTAGCAAATTCAACTTTAGCTTCAATTGGTTCAACTACTGGAGTTGCAACGATTGTGTTAACTGCAGATAAAGTCAATTTAATTGTTTCTTTTAATTCTGCTAATTCAGTTTTTAAACTTGCAATTTCAGCCATCATTGTTGGCATTTCGCTAACTGGAGCTTCAACTTCTGGAGCTTCTTCTTCCTTACTTGCGATTTCAGATATTGCACCATTCATTACAGAATAAGATGTACCGTCTTCAGCAACGTATTCACCGTCCATAGCTTCAACTTCTCCCTCTGGAGTAATTAATTTAACCATAGAACCGATAGCAATATCGCCATCAACTGACAATGAAGTACCGTCATTTAATTTAACTTCAGTAGCCATTTTAACTTTCTCTTCAGTCGGAGCGATAGGCTCAACAACTTTTTCAACGGGCATTTCGCTAAACTTAGCAAAGTGCTGTTTTAATTTTACCTTAATATCTTCAGGCAAAAGTTTGTTAATTGTTTCGTTTATGTTCATATTTTATTTTAAAGTATTAATGCAATTAGTTAAGGGACACTTTATTTAGTCTATAATTGACATTAGAGCGTTTATCTCATCGTCGCTTAATGTAGTTATAGGCTTAAGTTTAAATAGTGCCTCTAATGAGAAACCTGTAAACTCACCCGCTTTAACTTGTTCCCAAACAGTTGGATTATTTACTTTCATAGTTACAAACCATGTACCGTATGGTAACTCTTCAAAACCTTTAACTTTTTGTACTCTGTTTTCGTCTGTAATAAATGATTCGAAAATAAACACGTCGCTAACATTAGTATCACTTTCGTGAGTTGCTTTAACGTTTAGGTTTCTGTTTTCAGAGTTAAACTTTTGAGCAGCATCATAAATGGTTTCTTTGTTAGCTACTACATAAAATGGTTTACCATTCTCTTCACGATAAATCATTTTGTCTGGTATCATAACCGCACCCATAACGATTTGTTTCTCTTCGTTTTGAATAGCGAAGTTTAATTTTTGCTCATCAAACTTTACAAAAGTTGATTGATAGGCGGGACTTTCAACTAAGGCTATATCTTGTAAGCCGTACTTAGTGTTACCGTTCTCGTCTAATTCTAATAAATACACTGGATAATTCATAATTTAAAATGTTGATTGTTTTTCTAATACATTAACTCTATTTGTTTTGGCGGTTATTTCGTCAACTCCAACGGTTGCTACAACGTTTATTGTGTTATCATTTTTACTTCCTATTCGTCTTCCATTCTCGTCAAATTGCGTTCCTTCGACATTTGCGTTTTGATTGCTAATTGTTGGAGGGGCGGGAATAGATGCACCGCCACCACCACCACTTGGAGTAGATGGCGAACCTGCACCGCCTTCAAATTTTGATGCTGCTATCTTTGCTATGTTAGCAGCTGAAAGTACACCAGCAATACCCGCTTGAATAAATGGATATGCGGGAAATACAGTTGTAATTGGCGAAGCGGTTGCCGTTGCAAATGCACCTTGTACGGCTTGCACACCGCTAACAGTTGCCGTTGCTAATTGTAAAGCCTTATTAACGTTAAATGCTTTCTTAGCAAGTTCTAATTCTTCTGCACTACCTTTCTTTAATTTACTTGACTTGAAAGCAAAGAATACATCGGTTACTTGTTGTATGGCATTTAAACCATTTAAAGCAATCGCATACTTTTCTTGTTCTAATAATTTAGCACCCTCCTTTTCACGTTCAGCTAATGCCCTTGCATCGTTTGCTTTCTTAACTGCAATTTGCAAATCGGCTTCGGACATTTCGTCCTGTGCTATTCTTAAGCTTTCATTATTAATTGCGTTTTGTTCATTGATTGCATCAAGTCTAAACTTATTAGCTGCGGTTTCAGATTCAAGTTGCTTTTGTTCTAACTCTTCTCTTAATCTTAATTTCTCTTTATTAAACCTTTCCTGTTCTTTTAATAGTTCGGCATCGTGTGCTTTTTGTGCTTCTAAATTTTTAGCAAACGCATCGTCGTCAATTTTCTTAATTGAATTTTGAAAACCAGCCCTATCATTCTTTAATTTAGCTAATGCTTTTTGTTGTTCTTGTACTGACTTATCGCCATTATCTTTAACCTCTTCAGGATCAAATACCATTTTAGATATGCCACCAAAAAACTTATCCTCTAATCCAAAGTTTTTACCAAAAGCCCCACCAATAGCATCAATACCTTTTAGCAAAGCCGTTATTGGTAATGATACAAATTTTAATAAACCTTCTAATATTTCTTTATTCCTTTCTGCTGCATTTACCTGAGCTTCATTAGTAGCAATGCTATTTTGGATTTGAATTTCAGCAGCCTTGATAGTCTCATCTGTTTGCTTAATTTTCATCTGTAAAATTTCTTTTTCAGACTTACCTTGTTGCTTTAAAATATTATCCTGACTACCTAAGGCTTCTTGTTTAGCCTTTTCGGTATCTAAATTTTGTTGTGATTGTTTATTTAGCTTTTCTTGTTCACTACTAACACCATTAACCAATTCTTTTATATCGTCCCAATAAGCAATGATAACACCTAATGCAACTATGAAAGCACCGATACCCGTAGCAATCATAGCCTTTTGTACACCACTTAATGAAGACATAGCAGATTGTCCGAATTGTAATATTCCAGACTTCATAGAATTTAAACCGATTTTTATTTTATCGATATCTAAATTCATTACACCCTCTTTTAATTGTCCGAATCCTTGCGTTAATTGTTCAACGGAAGTTCCTTTTAAAGAGTTTGTTGAATCACTTAAGTCGTCAACTTTATCTTTTAAATTAGCTACATTCTTTGACGCATCTTGAAACTGTTTAGAGTTAGTTCCAAACTGTTCACCCATTTTGATTTGCTCATCGCGGGCATCCCTAATGGCATTCTTTAAATCCTTAATTGATGCAATTGACTTTTCAGCCCCTTGCACTTCGACTTGTACTCCAACCTTTTGCGTATTATCTGCCATTATTTAAGTCTTTAATTTTATTAATTAATTCAATATCGTTAGATTCATATATCTTAAAAAAAAGATAAATTGATGCTAATCCTTGTTTTATTTTATCGTCAAATTCTATCATAGTATTATCCAGTTACCTAAGTTATATTGTAAATTTAAAGTATCAGTTGTGCTTAATGTATAAGAGCTAAATCCGTCAATTGTATCACTACCATCTGGATAAATTGTAACTATATTAGCAGTGCTATCAATACGCTTTAATGTTATTTTTTTACCGTATGTTATCGTTGTTAAAACTCCGTCAATAGTGTATGTAACTGTTTCTAAGTTATTAAGTGGTAAATAAATATCAACGTTTGATATTGTAGGCTTAATTAAAATAGTTCCGTCTGCTTCATTACAATAATAAGTTCCGCTACCTATTTCATTTATAGCCGTTCCATTTGCAACCTTAGGAATATAAACGCCATTTAATTGAACAAAGCCGTCCACGTTTTCGGGTACTTGCGTGTAATCGCCAACTACTAAAACATTTCTAGCAGTTGACGGGCTTATGATGTAATCCCCTATTGCAGTTGTGTTTTCGCTATTAACATTGTTAGATATTCTGGATGTTACTGTACTTTCTCCCGTTGTTGGATTGTCAACAAATGCAATTGAACTTGGTACAAAAGCATCTGTATAAAGTAATTTGATTAACTCATACTTAGTTGAAGTCTCATCTAATGGCGTGTAGTTTTCAATACGATTAACAGAGTAGTAACTGCCATCAATAAATAGTCTATTTCTAAAACTAAACTTGTTTATATCAAGTGAATTAACCCACAAATATTTAGTAATAAACTTAGCATCCCTATCTGAAATATTAAGAATGTAGTTTTTATGGTATCTATTGTAAAGATTATTATCTGTAAAGAAAGTGCCAATGAAAGTATAAAACACCTCCTTAGGTAAACCGAAGTTTAAATCATAGGTAGGATTAAGTGGATCGTTAGTATGCCCAACGTATAAATATTGATTAGTTACTAAATCACTTGCACCAAAACTTTTATAAGTATAATTATTAGGAGACGTTTTAACACCACCTGTTGTTAGTATTCGTATGTTTGGAACTACCGAACTTTTAACGCCATTCTCTTGTTTTAATATCTTAGGTACTATAATACCTAATGAGTAATTAGCCACGTTTGGAGTTGGCGAAAATACAACCTCATTAACCTTTTCAGCCACACTAAATTCATTCTCGACATTTATGTTTTCAGTACCAAATGGTTCGTTGTATTTAGTTTGGAATAGTGTATTGTAATAATCGGTATCTGGCTTATATCTAAAAATATAACGCTTAGAATCTAATGTATTAATATTATTCGTTTGCTCTTTATCTAAATCAGTCCTATTCTCATAATTCAATATTCCACCAGCATGGAATACGTCAAACGTTTCAATTATTAAATTGTTAGCGTTATTTTTATCTACTTCAATTTGCAAATTAAACATTTGAATAATCGACTTTAAAAAGTCTTTTTGTTTAATCTTATTCGGCAAACATGAATTAGCTAATAATGTATCGCCATCCTGGACTGCTTTATTAGTTAGTAAGGAATAAAATGAAGTACCATTTGCACCGCTTTTTAATTTAACTGTAATAGTTCCTGTTCCTGTTGTAACTTGAACGCCTGTTGAATCGTAATATGTAACGTTTGAAAAGTCGTATTTAACTTTATGATACAACCTATCGCCACTACTTAGTAATTGATTAGAGCTTGCTATTTGATGCGTATATTGGTAGCTTACATTTTTATTTAATGATACACTTGGACTAACTAATACAGTAGTTTCAGACGCTAAGTTAAAAAATGATACGCCAGCGTTTGGACTCTTAACTATGTTTAACGAACTTATAAAATTAGCAATACTACAATAAGCAACCGTTGAATCGGTGTGAGTCATTTTAACATCGTAGATATTACTTGCAACTGTATTGTAGTAACCATTGGATGCCATTTGAACATACCAACCAAATGATTGATTGCCTGTATCAAAGAAAGGAGCTGACTCTTTTGTATGGTCTACGTCAACAAACGTATTTTGAGTTAGCGTATAATCACTTGTTAAACCAACGTAATATTGTTTGTTTTGTATTTGAGTAGGCGTTAAATTTATAGTGCTTAAGTTAGGATAAACTACATGCTTTTTAAATTCTGCACTTTCTAAAATAGATGATGTATAAGTTCGCCCCGTTTTTTCAATTATCTTTTTTACGTATTCTCTAACATGAAACATAGGTAAAAAGTCGGCCACACTAAATGTAGTTTCATTCCCGCCGTTGTTACCGTTTTCAATATGCCCGTAAATATATCCAAAACCAGCACCAGCACTTGAACGTGATGCTATTTGATTAGTTCTATTATAGGTATGGTTGTATGCTGAAAAGTCCAAATCATTTGCCGTATCAGGATTACCCGTTATGTAATAGTCTCCAATATCTCCAAAGAAACTAGCACCCTCACCTTTTAAAGCACATTCATAAGTCTTTAAATTATCGGCGTTGATTGTTATCTTAAGTAGTTGTAAGTCCCCCTCTAAGTTTACAATATCGTCAACAAAGTATTTAACCTTTGTTTTCTTATTCTTATTGAAAGTATTAGTAACAGAATTAACCTCAAATACATTCTCGAATAATATATTTACGGCATTTGATTCTGGTAGGCTAATAGTTTTAGACCATGAGCTTTTAAACTTGTCAGGCTCTCTAACATCCGCAATATTATAATTAATGCTAACGGGTATCTGCTCTGCAAATGGTACGCTTGTGTCTGCTATCTCTAATCTCGTTCTAACCATTATATACCTCTTTGACGTGTTTCTGTATTATCGTAATCCGCAGTTATTGAATAGTTAAACAACTTATCATTAACATGCTTACTAAATTTGTATGAATTATCAGTTATCGTGATCGGTTTGTATTCGCCTGTTTCAAGTTGCAACCATACCATAGGGCTATCAAACAATTCGTTTAATTCAATTGCTTGTTGCTCTGTAATCCAATTAGTATTTAAGGTAATTGACTTTTGACTTGTAGTTGAAACGGTGCTTTTTTCCCTTGCATAAGTAGGAGATGAATAAACACCCGCTACTAATGTTTTAGTATTCATTCTAACTGTATTAGTTTTTTTAGTCATTGTTTCTTGACTAACTAATTCAAATGTTTTAAATCCTATGCCACCATTACGTTTGTAATAGTAAACATTATATTGAACTGACTTTGAACAAACATCTGTAAATGTAAATACGTAAACTGTTGATCCACTATCACCTTCAAAATTTATTTCTAATACATCGGTAGGATTAACGGTAACTCCCGAACCAGCCCATAATTTAACGCCCGTATTTATGTAATGAATATATGCACCAGTTGGAATAGTTTTAGTTATAGTTCCCTTTACTGCACCACTTGCTCTATATAATACAAAGTCAATATAAAGATAGTCGTCTTTAAAAAAGTGTAACCAATTATCGGCCTTAATATCAATTTTAGCATTTGGCACTAAGTATTCAGTTGCATTAGGTGAAAGTAATTTAATTTCACCGCCATTAGTTACATAGTCTCTATAATCGTAACTGCTAAATGTATCGGCATCTAAACAAGCGTTCCAGGCTACATAGTTATAAGTGTAAGTACTTTGAACCGCAGCAGAATAAAACTCTTTAATGTAAACGGTAACTGCCACCGCAGAATCAGTAGCATAAGTTATTCCTGTAACAGTTGGATTGAATGAATGCTTAATGTAATTCTTAACTACTTCAATAGCATCAAATACGCAATATCCATCAGGACGTTGCAATATCTTTTTAGTGTAAATAATTGAGCCACCAACTTGAAATTGAACTAAGTAATAGAAATCACTAATAGCTATCTGATTAGATAGTGCAACGAATATCTGCTCATTATAAGCGGGTGTGTATATTTGCGGGGTACTAGTTACTGTTAATGCCATCGTTTATTTCAATTATTACTTCTGTTTTTAATACTTCACTTATTCTAGCAGTCAACTCATCTAATCGACCATCATTTATTACTTTACTCCAAAACCCTAACTTTTGGTCTTTGTAAGGTTGTGAGTGTCCTTTCTTTTGTATTTTACGTGCAATGGCAAAGGCAAACTGTTTAACTGCTTTCTCTCTATTTTGTGTTTTAATAGGCTTAGCAACTTTCCTATCCTTTGACATCTTAGTTCTAGCTTCTGACATCTTAGGTTTCAATCCACGTCTTACAATCCACTTTTCTAATGATGTTATTTCGTCTCTACTTATTTCGCCACCAGCTCCACGCCCTTTGTCAAGTATGTAACCGTACTTAGGCATTTCGATTTGTAAAACAATAGCCCCGTTTACATTACGTGGAGGTATGTAGTTAATCTTAGCACTTAATCTCGACGCTTGCCCACCGTAAGACACCGCAGCATCTAAGTTAGCCCTAACATCGTTTACAGTCGACTCCCCAAACTCAACAAGTATTTTATCTATTTCATCACCTAATGCCATTCAACGCTATTTCAAATTTCCCTTTATCTTTTAAGTAACTTATTTTGTTCATAAACTCAACTAAGTTCCATTTATATATTGTGTCCCAACTTACCCTTTCATTTAATGCACATTGGTCTATGTTGTACTCCCAGCCCCATTGTTCAAGAAATCCTGAAACTCTTTGTCGTTCTGTATCTCGTCCATCGTCTGAGCTAACAATTGTTGATTCTTCTCCAAATATTCCTGGATAAGTTTCTCGCATTGACTGTAAAATCTTAGCGAAAAAAAAACAGCCCCTAAAACGTCGCCTATTCTTTTAGATAACATTTTGTTGGATATGTACTCATGCTTTTTATGATCATAAGCTCCGTTAATTGGCTTATAAATAACTGCTAATAATTCATTAAGTTGTGCTTCATTCTTATAAAGTGAATAGAAGTCAACCATTTGATTAACAGATATATTGGTTAGTTCAACTGAAGGACTGTAATACTTAAAACCTATTCTTAACTTTCGCTTAAAATCTAAATCAGTAGGCACTTGTTTTAAGAATGCTATTTTGGACATAATGTAATTAACGTCCATTAATTCAACCTCTTCAAGTGCTTTGCCTGTTACAATAGACATTTCATTAGCTATCTTATCCAATGGCTCCATGTCCTTAGGTAGTTTAGATAGGCTAATATATTGCTGAACTGTTAAATCTTCAAATCTCATTGTTTTAAAGTATTAAAAATTAATAAAAGGGACTTATAATAAATCAATCTTAGATGACTTATTAATCTTATTTAAGGCTATATATCTAAGGGCGTCAATTGCGTGGTTATCTTTGTCAATCGGAGTTCCTAATTGTTTACCCTCTTTGTCAACCGCCCACCGCCACGTTCTAAACTCTTTGATTAAATTAGTACTTGACTTAGTTATATTGATAGTGTATTGTTGTAAGGTATCAATTGAATTACGTATTGAGTCAGCTCCCTTTAATGCTGGATAAATGTTTTTAAAACCACCTCGATAAACATCCTCTATTGATTTTGGCTCAGCACTATCGGCTATTATATCGGCATACCGATTAATACCTAATTCATTCATTTTAAGTACTATGTCGCTATTGGTTAATCCCGTTTGATATATTAGTTCATTAACGTAAAGTTCACCGTTGTAACGGTAACATTCGATTAAAGTAGTTGGATCGTTTGTAAAGCCCCAATCCATTCCATAAGATATAAATTCGGCGTTAGGTGGGATTGAATCGACTTCATTCCAATTCTCAAATATTACCCCTTGTAAGTTACCAATGTTACCTAAGCCGTAAACATTCCATAGATTAGCCCAATACTTATTCTTAACTTCGCCATTCTCATCATATCCACTATTATAATAGTTAAGTATTTCATTACGTTCATTTTCAGATAGTAGTTCATTATCTTTAAAAGTAAGTTGTAAAAAGTCAACATCTGGACGTCCAACAATATCGGTATCAATATAAAATTCGGCATCAGGATTGTAATCGGCATACACTTGACCAGCTCTCGACGCTACTTGACGGTAACTTTCAAAGTCAATCTTATTAACCTCATTGAAGTAAGCAACATCGGAACGTAAACCTTTACCAACGTCTGATTTGTCTAATCCAATAAACTTAATGAATGAGCCATTAGGGAATCGGTATAAAGTGCCAGCTAAGAAACGTGAATCGTCATAGATACCAATTAACCTCATTAGCTTAACAAAGTCTTTAATGACTGTTAAACGCATCTTAGTTAATTCGGAAGAAAGTATTAATATTTCTTTGTCTGGCTTTGATGCTGCGTGGTTAATTAACAATATCAATATTGAAATAGTTTTACCAGCACCTTGCCCACCTCTTATTACTTTAATCCTTTTCTTTAAAGATGCTATCTTAATTAAGGAGGTTGTCTTTTGAATCATCCAATGGATCTAAGTTTAAAACACTAATTGATGTATTAACATTTGAGTCAATCTTATCAGACCAACCTAATTTATTCTTAGCATAGAATATTCCTTTGCCCTCATTTGCAACTATATCGCCAGCTAAGGACTGAAATAACTCATCTATATTTTTTATAGTGTTACTTTTAAGCTCACAATCGCCTTTACGCCACGCATAATAAGTTTTACGTGCAATTGTATCAAACTTTAATAAAGGTAGCCATACGTTAAGGAAATAGGCTATTGTAGGTATATGCCTTTCTTGTATTTCTACTATCTTACCTGAGCCTGTTGCAACCTCTTTTGTGTGTGCTAAACATTCTCTTATATATTCATTAGCATAATCTTCCAATGCGTTTATGAAATCTACTGACTTATTGTTTGCCATTACGGTAATTTAAATGATATTATATATTTAGTTTTTTCTTTATAAAGACTTAATTTAAGAAAATAGACACCGAATATTTTATACCCGTCAATCCATTTCATGAGTTCAAAATTAAAGTATTTATGAATTTTAGCCATTATTCCAAAAGTTTATATTTTCGTATTCGTCCTGCATTAATTAATTAAGTTATAAAGTTCCTCGTTTGTATGTGATAATATACACCTATTCATTTCGTCATCGTTTAGGATGTGTTCTGGACGCGGACTGATTAAAGTAGGTGGTTTATGTATTTCATGTAATCCCCAAACTATTTGTTTGTGATTATCTTTAGTGTAAAAAAAACATATATGTCCCATAGTTGAAAGAATATCAAACTCTTTAACATCGACTAAGGTTTGTGTTTTATGATCATAAACCTGTTTTTTATATCCTAATTCTAATAGGTAATTCTCAAAGCTCATCCTCAACTACTTTTAAAACTCTATAACCTCTATATTTTTTAACCTCACGTTTCAATTCAGAACAAAGTTGTTTGTATTGGTCGCTATCCATTGCTAAGACTTGACGTTTCTTTAAATGATTATCTGGTAGCTTAGCTATGTGATAGTCTAATAATTCAGTTACTGATACTTCCATTATTTAGATTTTTTAGTTTTAACTTCCCACATTTCTTTATCAACTGCATACTTGTATATCTTATCAAATATACTATTTTCTCCACACGTTAAGCATTTAGTTAAGTCAATTGTTTCGCCTGTTAGTTCAGCGTATTCATTAACGATTGCTAACATAGTAGAGTTGGATGCGTCTGGTTTGTTACCGTATGCAACCACACCTAAGATAAATTCTTTATTTTCTTTAATCATAATTTTACGTTTGTTTTTATTTGTTTAATAATTCGTGCTTTGTTTCTTTTAACTAATCGGTAATTGATGTCAAGTTCCTTTGATATTTCGGTGAGCTTTTTTCCAGCTAAGTTTTCAAATAGAATGAAGACGTCTGACTCTTTAATATTTTTGTTAGTGTTTAAAAAAGTAAATACATTCTCAAAATCAGTGTCAAGTTGATAGTTGTAATTATTATCAATTTGATTAACATTATCAGTTGACTTGAATGAGTTACACATTTCAAATAGTACATTATCTTTGCCATTAAGACAAAATGATCGGGATTGATTATTTGCTTTGCCAAACATAACAGAGAATGTAAAAGCCTTTAAATTGTTAATCCTGTTAAACTTTTCGTCTTCTAATGAATATAAATATAAAAATGTTTCCTGATACAAGTCCTCCCAAATAAACCGATTATTGCATAGCTTTCGAGCATTAGCCTTAAGACTTGCATCTTTGTATAAATCGGATATTTGTTTTTGCTTAGTCAATTACAATATTATAAATTTATCCATAAATTCACTTTTAGTAACCTGTTTGATTTGAGTAGTTCCTTTGGTAATATCATCAAAGCAAATTGTTATTAAATCTGAGTTAATATCCCAAGTTGATAAGAATAAATTAGTCTTAACATTACTACTATCTTTTAAACCTAAATAAATCATAATACAAATATATAAATTAATTACAATAAATAACAAATTGCCAGCCATTTATATTTACTTTCTGGCAAATCGGTAATATTTTTAATATCTTATCATTTAGTTGGTATCTCAATATATTCATCTCCTTTAATTAAAGTGTAAGTAAAATTATGCATGTAGTCTGTCATTTGCTCGACTGCCTTAAGACTTTGCTCGTCTAAGTTAGTCTTAATAGTCTTAACAAACATATCACTTGATCTTATCAAATCATTAAACTTTTGCTTCTCTAAATGTTTAAATCGTCCTAAAAAATGTGTATATGCTTCATTTTGCACTACTGATAAAGCACAAAATACAATTAAGGCTCGTTGGGTTTGTTGTTCTAATTCTGTCATTTTATATGTTTTTATTAGTTAGTATTATAAATTCTTCAACTGATCGGATTAAATGATATTCATATCCAGCCTTTGATACTCTTTCTTCAAAATCCTTTTGTTCAATACTTTGAATGCCCTTAGCAATCTTTAATTCAATAAAGCATAGTTTACCATTAGGAAAGATAACAATTAAATCAGAAGCCCCTTTTAGCAATCCAGTAGCTTTAAAAGTCATAGCTTCACGAATATTTCGAGTTCCGCCATTAGGTATGCTAAAAATTAAACCTCTGTTAATATGATTTTTTAAACAATAGGTATTATGAAACCATTTGTAAATCTCTGCTTGTAAGTTGTTTTCGTTTTTCATCTATTGAATTTATTATAAAGTTTTTATGCCATTGATTGTTTTTCTTATTATATTCTTTACACCATTTAGATAATTCAATAATAGCCATACTATTACAGTAATCATCAGTAACTATCAATTTATGTTTATTTTGATAATTAATAATATGTTCAGCTATTTTATGAAGTACTGCATATTCTTTCCAATTTCTTTCTTTTGCAATATTAAACAAATTTTGAGTAGGAATATTAATTGGATTGTTTTTAGTTAATAAATAAAGTTTTTGTTCCTGTTCCTCTTTCTTTTGCTTTTCAGCTTCCTCTGTAAAATTATGGCCGCAGTTCTCACATATTACTTTTCGAGTATGTTGAATAAAGGAACATGAAGGACATTCTTTTGATGGTGCAACACCTTTACCATCTGATACTGGCTTTCCATATTTAAAATAATGTTCCCAGTCGTAAGGACTATCATAAAACCCAAAACGATCGGTATTCTTTCCTAAGTCAATAATAGTGAAATAATCTTTATTATCAAAAGTTCGTGAACCTCTACCTATCATTTGTAAGTATAAAGCAAGTGATTTGGTAGCTCTATTTAAAAAAATAGTGTGAACGCTTGGCTCATCAAATCCAGTTGTTAATACACCAACATTACAAAGAATAGCATCACTTTCATTTTTAAACTTATTTAGTATTTCTTTTCTTTCATTTGTTGGAGTTTCACCATCAATAGCATAAACATTATAACCAGCTAATCTAAATGCAGAATAAACAGTATTATTGTGATTAATATTAACATTAAAGATTAACGCTTTTTTATCCAATGAATATTTTTGATAGGCCGTTATAACATTTAAAACCATTTGTTCCGATGAATAAAAGTCATCAAGTTGTTTTGTGTCAAAATCGCCACCAGTTGTTTTAAACTTTTGAATACCAACAACATCGGATGCAACACCATAAGCAATAGCATTTAAAAGATATTTGTCATCTATTAAAGTTTTAATATCAATAGGCATTACCATATTGTTATATAACTTTGATAATGGCGGATTAGCTATTGGAGTGGCCGTAACACCTAAAACCTTTGTATTTATATCTGTAAAGAAAGGTAATTTTTTAAAGTTACCGATATGGCATTCATCAATAATAATTAAACCAAAATTAGGTAATGTTTTTAAACGTCTATTAACCGTTTCAACCATTCCAACATAATAATCAAAATCATTCGGAATTGACTTAACACCATCTGAACAAATGGTTTTAAATGTTATAA